GCTTACTACTCACTAAGAGACAAGGACGAACATTTAAGATTATCAACAAGAAGAATTAATTATAGATAACATGCACGATACATTAAAATTAAAAGGAACATATCACTTCCAAATAAGAGGAGTTGATGGAAACGTAAAGGATGAATGGAGTGTCGATAACTTGGTAACAAGTGCTGGAAAGGCACAGTTGGCTCTTTTGGCTGGCGATGCAACGGCTACACCATTTACTTATATAGCTGTGGGTACTTCAACAACAGCTCCAGCAATAGGTCAAACAACTTTGGCTGCTGAGACAACTACTAACGGACTATCAAGAGCGTCTGCCACAGTTTCAAGAACAACAACAACTGTAACAAATGACACATTAAGTCTAACTAAAACATTCACAGCTTCTGGAACAGTGGTAGTAGAAGAAATTGGAGTGTTCAACGCTGCTTCATCTGGAACAATGCTTTCAAGAGCCTTAACGAGTACAAAAACAGTAGTTAATGGAGAAACCCTAGCCTGTACTTATACATTAGCCTTTTCTTAATATGGCTGTCGCAGTAGCATCATCATCAACAGCAATCAGTACGGTAGATACAACCCTTACTATCACAAAACCAACAGGACTTGCTGTGGGAGATTTAATGCTTGCTGGAATACGTAATGATGATGGAGGAAATGGAATAACACTACCAAGCGGATGGTCAACACTCTCTACAACCTTTAACCCATTCAATACTGTATATGTTCATTATAAATATGCAGATTCGGGAGATGTAGCAGCTTCAGATTTTACATGGACTTCATCAAACAACACAATATTTGCAGGTGGAATATTAAGAATTACTGGAGTTAGTCCATTGATAGGTTCTGCCGTATTGGCGGGTTCTGCATTAAACACGGCAACCCCATCTTTCTCAACGGGGGTAACTCCAACACGGGCTAACAGCCTTTTAGTTATATTCTTATGGTCAATGTCTAACTCAAATGAATCAATGGGTGGGTATGCAATTGTAACCAGTAATCCAACTTGGACAGAACAATTCGACATTGTAATGTCAGACGCAAGCACCTCTTTTTCTTGTGCTACAGCCATTAGACCGCAAACAACTTCAACGGGTGCATGGTCTGCAACGGGGGGAACTGGAACGTCAGATTACAACTCATTTTTAGTGTCAGTAAATGAACAACTTGATGTAAGTGTAACGGAATCTGTTACTTTAACTGAAGCATATGTTAATAATGTTGGGGCATTAGTTCAGGAATCAGTAAATCTAACTGAAGATTATGATATTGACGATTCAATAATGTGGACTAATGAAAATAAAAATAGCACCACTTGGGTAAACTTAGACAAATAATATGAATCCAGAAATTGAAAAACTTAATACTAAAATAGATGAACTAGAAAAACAAATTAAGTTGATTTATTCTGCTTCGACTATTCCATTTGATGTAGAACAAGCATTAAGAACAAGATTAAGAAACTTGTTTGTAAATCTACCCCTTCAACTATTTGATGCACCGCTAGCTTCAATAACAGAGCCAACGGGTGGTGGTACAGCTGACGTTAAAGCGAGGGCTTCAATTGTAACCATAATCACAAGATTAGAAGACCTTGGATTAATATCACCTAACTAATATGACTATTAAACTACCCCTAAATGGAAAATGGACTCAATTAAACCTATCTGATAAGTTTGGTTCAATTTCATATTCTAAAAATATTAACTTAGATAAGGCTGGATATCTTTCTCTTTCTCCAAGAATGGTTGCCCTTTTTGATGATTCAGGAAGTGTCGCCAATGTGTCTGACACAGATTTTGATATCCCTGTAGCGTTTGGTAGATATTCAAATGGAGATTTTAGACTTGCCACAACCGATGAACCCTTTAACATGTCTGTTGGTTCAACAACTAAAACAATTGCAGAAGATACAAGCTCAAATAACCCGAACCTGACATTTAATTCACACGGTCTTTGGTGGCAAAATAAATGGCATGAAACAACGGCTAATAACTTGCGTTCAAATGCATCAGGAACATGGTCAACTGACCTTATAACAAATCTTTCTTCATCTACAACACGTCACTACATGGCAGTGTTTAGAAATAAAAATTCACTTGCTATTTCTGACGCAAACACTGTTAAACTGTATGATTCTTCTTATACTCTAACAACAACACTAACAATTCCTTCAGACTATGAAATAATCGGACTAGCTTATAACAACTATCAATTGGGTATTCTTACTCGACTTGGAAATGATACAGAGGGTCAAAACGCAGAATCATACTTTTTCGTATGGGACGGGGCAACTACGGAGGCTGGCACAGGTATTGGAATCGGTTCCTATACAGCAATGGTTGTTCACCCTTACAAATCATCATTCTTGCTAATAGACAGCTCAGGAAGACTTCTTTATTTTAACGGAGGAGGTTTTGACAAACTTGCTCAATTCCCATTTTACCTAGAAGAGCAAAGATGGGGCGACCTATTAAACCACCTTTCATACGGAGATAACATTGTTACAGACGGAGATGTCATATACATAAATATTGGATTAGACCTGTGGGGTAATTCAGCAAAGGGCGAAGAATATTCTGTAAATAGCCCTTCAGGTGTTTGGTGTTACGACCCAGAGGCGGGATTATACCCAAGATATTCACCTTCTATTTCTAAATCATACGCCCACAACATAACCCAAGCCAACGTAAACTTAACAACTGATATTTTTACAACAAGTAGTGTTATCCCCCCAACAGGGAATCCAATACTGCTAGTTTCTGGTACGGTAGGTGGATTAACAAACAATAAAATCTATTACATTATTAGATTGACTTCTACTACTTTTAAAATTGCAACAACAAAACAAAATGCTATTGATTTAGTCGCTGTTAATATTACAAGTGCAGATACAAATAACTATTTCTGGACATACGATATTATTGATTATGGAATAAGCTATTACACCATATCTGGAGCTGTTGGGCTTTGGGGTACAACATCATCGGTCTTCACAGATATAATAATGGGGGCGAGACTTCTAAACACATCACTAACTAGCCAACCAACTTTGTGTACAGCCGTTCCATTTCTTGAAAATAGAGGATGTTTTGTTCTACCAAAACTATATTTAAATTCAGTAACAGAGTTAGTAAAAAAGATTTACATTAAACATCTCCCACTTGATATAAATGATTCAATCATTGTTAAGGTAAAAGATACACAATACCTTGGAATACCAACAACAACCCCAAACAATGCAAGTTTAGATGAAATAACATGGACATCATCAACAACAGGAACAACAACGACTGATTTATCAGAAGCTAAGGCTGTTTTTGATGCAATAAGTGATAATGGTCAAGAACTAGAACTTGAATTAACAGCTGGAATCGGTGCGGGGCAATTTACAAAGATAGTAGGATTAACTGAAAGCTCTGGAACATACACAATCACGACAGAAGATGAAATTATAGGATACTCTTCAGGATTAAAATCATTTTTTGTGATAGACAATTGGAAATATTTTGATTCGGTTCAATATTCAAACCAAAAAAACGGAGTATTTGAGGTATCCATCGGAAAAGAATCATCGGGCATGGACATAAAGATAGAGCTCCGAGGATATCAAACAACAATCGCAGATATAACAATAGTAACAGAAAACTTTAAACCTAATGAATAATTAATATATGGCAAATTACGACCCAAGAACAGGTAAAAAATTAAGCAATGGAACGACCCAAGACTTTTCTAATTATAAAGGTACTTTCAAGTATGACACAAACACAGGTAAGGCTCTTTCGGGTCCTATCAATGCTTCATTACTGGGTAAAAATCCAACAAAACCACTTCCACCACCAGTAAACAACAAAGACGCTCAAACATCTTTCTCTGCTAATTTAGGAGCTTTAAACGAAAACTTTACCGCTAATCCAACACAGGTTCAAACAACAACAGCTCCAACGAATCAAAGAAATTCAATTCTTGAATCTATACAAGGACTAATAGGTAAACAAGGTGAACAAGGGGCTAGAACAGCGGAATTAAATGCAGAACAAGACGTTATAGGAAAACAAACTATTGCCAGAGACCTTGAAAACCAATACACGTCTAAATCTAGGGCTTACGACAAACAAGTTGAAAATATACGAAAGAATGAAAAAGGTTTATTTGGCGGAGCGGTTGACCAAGAAGTTAATAGAATCGAGAGATTAAGAAACGCCGAATTGGCAGATATTGCTATTCAATATAAGGTCGCACAAGGAGCTTACAGCGATGCTGTGGGTATAGTTGATGCACAAATTAAGGCAGAATTTGAACCCCTACAAAACCAGATATCGTCATTATCAAACCTATACCAACTTTATGCTGACGACTTAACTGAGAGTGAAAAAATGGCAGCTCAAGCATCTATCCAAGAACGACAAACACTACTTGACCAAAAATATCAAACAGCCAGAGATGCAAAACTACAGCAATACGATTTAAATAAAATTGCTTACCAAAACTCATTTGATACGACAAATCAAAAAATTGTAAACATTAACGGAGTTGACTATGTACAAAATGCGGATGGTTCATTCTCACTACCAAGTGTTCCCACAAACCAAACACAAGTTACATCAAATATAGAACAAATTGATACTGTTACAGGGCTTCTAAATAATCCAGGACTAAAGGCATCAGTTGGAACAACTGGGATATTTGGTAGAGGTGGAAATTTGGATTTTGGAGCTAAAAAATCAAGTTTCCTATCTGGTATACAACAACTAACATCCCAATTGACACTAGACAATCTTATTAATGCTAAATCTAGGGGTGCAACATTTGGTGCTCTTTCTGAAGGCGAATTAAATATTCTTGCTGGTGGTGCGACAAAGCTAAACACATGGGCAAAGAAAGATAAGAATGGGAATATTACAGGATTTAAGACAAGTGAAGCCAATGTTAGACGAGAGTTGGATAAAATTAACAACCTAGCTAAGAGAGATTTCATTCTAAAGGGTGGAGACCCAACACAAGTTGGTGCTGTTACTCAACCAGACGGAACAATTTGGTCGCTTAATAGTGATGGAACTTACACACAAATTCAATAATATGAAAACACTAACCAAAGAAGAATTTCAAAAAATGTACGGCACGGTTGGAGTAAAACAACTAGCTGAAACGAAACCAACAGTTGGTGGTCAAATTAAAAATGCCTTTACTGCTGGAATAAACAAAACAAAACAAGGGTTTCAAGAACAACAAAAGGCTAAAAATCCAATTCAACTAATTGAAGGCGGGCTTAAGTCTGCTGCGGGGGTGGTTGAAGCAGCGTCAGCCCCACTCGCCCCTATTATTGAACCAACTATTGGAAAGGGAATCAATTTTGTTGCAGATAAGATATCAAACATTAAGGGTGTTCAGGATTTTGCCACAAGTAAGGCTGGGGAAACAACGGAAAGAGTAGTTGAGGACATATCAAATGCTAACACTGTATTAGGTTTATTCTTGGGTGGACGAAGTGCAAAAAATGTTAAAGCCCCGTCGTTACGTTCACCAGAAATAACTGCAAAAATAAACTCATATCCAAAAGAAATAAGAACTGCACTTACTGATAAAATTACAAAACTAGACCCTAAGGTTAAAAACGTATTAGGAACAGCAACTATTGAAAAGTTTGATAATATGGTTAAGACTGGACAAGAAGCTCTATCTAATCCTCGAGTACTGACCCCACTAGAGAAAGCGGGAGAGAAGGCTAAAAACATATTAGGAACCATAAAAGAAGATTTGGGGAATATCGGTAAACAAAAATCTGCCTCACTTGAGTCTGTTGGTAATACCAGAATCCCTGAAGTTGGAACAACTGCAATTGAAAACATGTTAAAAAATACAAGAAAGTTAAACATGACAAAATCTGAAAGAAGTTTAGTAAACCAATTTGTAAAGGAGGTTGACATACTCGGTAAAAATCCAACAGCAAGAAGTGTTGATAAATTGGTAGATAAACTACAGGCTACATTATTTGAAAGAAAAGGAGGTACGGCTATTCCAGTTACAACTAGAGTTAAATCTATTATCAATAGCGGAATAAGAGACATCAACCAAAAATTAAGAGAGGGAGTTAAAAAAACAATAGGCGGAGATGAATATTCTGTTCTTAATGATACCTACTCAAGAAAAATTAAAATCTTCGATGCTCTTAATAAGAGATTAGGGGAAGATGGAATGAAGGGAGGTTCTTTAATGAAACGTTTCTTTTCACCTCAAGACGCAGGTACAAAAAATCTGTTTACGATGATTAAAAGAGAGTACGGAATTGATTTAGCTGAAGATGCAACATTAGCAAAGTTTGTTATGGACTCATTGGGAGATACACGAGCAAAAACACTATTAGAACAAGTACCAACGTCACCAGTCGGTGTGATTACTAAAGGTCTTGAATTTGTCGAGAAAAAATTAACTAATCCAATCGGAAAGGCAAGACGAACGATTCAAAATCGTTAGCGTTTTGTCGCAGATTCAAGAAGAATCAAAAACAGTATGATGGCTATAACATATAACATAATTAAACAATAACATGGAATTACCAGAAAGCAAGAGGAAAAAAATAGAGAAGCTAGCAAACCTTGCGGACAAAGGGTTATTAGCTGTTACTGAACACCTTTTTGAACTTGAGGAAAGACTTGATGAAGAAATCCCACAAATCAAAGATGTTATCTCACGAGTTAAGGGTGATAAAGGAGACAATCCGACAGAAGATGAACTAATTCAAATAATCAAGCCATTAATTCCAGAAGTTGAAAATGGTAAAGACTATATTCTTACACCAAAAGATAAAAAAGACATTGCTAAAATGGTTGTTGTTCCTGTTGTAGAAAAAATAATTGAAAGAACAGAAACAATAGTCGAAAAACCAATAATTACTGAAAATGTTAGGGTTACTAATGAAATAAAGGAAGTAGCTGTTACAGACTTACCAGAAACAATTGTTGCAAAAATTAATATCTCTAAAGATAAAATTAATTTAGAAAAAATAGATACAACATCATTGGAATCACTAATAAATGATATCAGGAATATAGCAACATCAAATTCTGCCCTTCCAATAACAACAACATTTGTAAACAATAGAAGAGCTAAAAACATTAACTTTATTGGTGCTGATGTATCTTATCAAGGTGACACTGCCATTATTACTATTACAGGTGGAACTTCTAGCGGTATCACAGGTTTAATCACAGCGGGAACAAACATAACAATCACAGGAACAGGAACACTAATTGACCCTTATGTGATTAGTTCAACAGGTGGTGGAGGTGGAACTCCAGGAGGTTCAGAGGGACAAATGCAATTTAATGACGGTGGAAGTTTCAACGGAACAGCCGTCATCACAACTCCAGACAACGGAGGCACTTTCTATCTACAAGATAAATTCTCTTTAATCGTAGACGACGCAGACGATACCAAAGCATTTAGATTTGAAGCTTCTGGACTAACGTCAGGGGCTCTTAGAATAGTAGCACCCCAAGATAGAAGTGGTACAATGGCATTACTTGAAGACAATCTCGGAAACTTTTCAAACACAACATCAGCACAACTTAAAAGTGTTATAACCGATGAAACAGGTTCTGGCTCACTAGTTTTTGCTACTTCGCCCACACTAATAACTCCAATACTTGGTACTCCAACTTCCGTAACACTTACAAATGCAACTGGGCTTCCATTATCAACTGGGGTTACAGGGAATCTTCCTGTAACAAACCTTAACTCTGGTACATCAGCGTCATCTTCAACATTTTGGAGAGGGGACGGAACTTGGGCTACACCTTCAGGAAGTTCGGTTACTATCGGTACAGCCAAACAAATACCATTCGTTAATGCAACTAATGATGACTTTGAGTACGATTCTGGATTCACATATGATACAGCAACAGACTCTATAAAAGCTTTTGTTGTAAGAGCAAATATAGGCTCGACACTTGATTTTTCAAGTGAAGACGGAACACCTCTTATTAGGGCAAAGGCAGACAATACTCTTAGTTTCCCAGATTTTACAACAGGTCTTATTCACGTAGACGGAACAGGAAACGCAACCTCTAGTGCGGTTGACTTAGCGTCAGTAGACGTAACGGGTATTCTTGGTGGAACTAATGGAGGTACAGGAGTAAACAATGGTTCTAGCACCATAACTTTAGGTGGAGACCTTACAACTTCAGGTGCAAACGCTCTAACACTTACAACAACAGGAGCTACAAACGTAACGTTACCTACAACAGGAACGTTGGTAAACGATGCCGTAACATCACTTTCATCTTTAAGTACAGTTGATACAAGCTTGACTGGCCCATTACGAGCAACTGCGGGTGTGCTTTCAAACGATTTTGAAGTCTTTGTTTCAACATTTTCAACAACCTCAACATCTTATGTAGACATAACAAGCTTAAATACAACACTTGCAATTAACAAGAAATATGTTTTCTCAATAACAGGTCAATGGACTTCTAATAACGCTTCAGGACAGGCAACAATCGGTCTTACGCTTCCAACAGGTGCATCGTTTACAATGACACGTTTAATGGGACGTACTTCATCAGTAGTAAACACGATAATGCAATCTGTGAACGACCAGTCTCAAATGGAACCTATAGGTACAGCAAACGCAGCCCGAACAGTTCAAATTACTGGAATAATTGTTATGGGTGGAACGGCTGGAGACGTTAAATTTAGGCTTGCAACAAACAATGCTTCATACACGGCGACAGTTCAAAATATGTATTTAACAGGACACGTACTTAACTAATAAATTATATGGAATATACAATCGGACAAATATTAGAAAATAGAAACGATAGAGGAAGAGTAAAAGTGTTAGAGGTCGGTGCCAATACTGTTGTTCTTTCTTCTGGTGAATTTACTGATGAGGTTTTGGGTTTATTTGGTTTTAGCCAAGTAGAAAGGGATTATATAATTATTGAGTAGTATGGAAGAGAATTACAAAAATAGAGAAATAGATAAAATGTTTGAATCAGTGCATGAAAAACTTGATGACTTCAAAGACACTATCATGACAGAGCTTAAAGAGATAAAAGAGGACGGAAAAGAAACAAAGGTCCAAGCTCAAGCGACAAATGGTAGTGTTGCGAGACACAAAATATTCTTTAAGGTTGCATGGACTTCTTTGGGTATTATTGGAACCCTTGTATGTCTCTTTATTCCCCTTTTCTTTAAAACAATTAGAGAAAATCAACAACAAAGTCAACAAATAATAAATGATATAATCGCCATTAAACAAACGTTACAAGCCTATAATTTTGAATTAGTACAATGAAAGAAACAATGAGAGCTACAAAAAAGGTAAGTCCAACAATGAGGGTAACAAAGAAAGTGAGAAAGCCTAGGCGTAAAATTGCATAATATGAAAGTATTATTGCTTGCCAACAATCAAAAATGGAAATCTTGGAACTCAAAAATCCAAGCTCTTAAAGACTGGTTCAAGCCTGTTGATAACTTGGACTTCACTCTTACTCACACAGATTTTAAATCAATACCTTTTACTTCAGTAGATGACGGAAAAGAAATAGATGTAAATTGGTATGATAAAAACATTAAACCACTAGCACAAGGTTATGACATTGTAATTTTCTCTGTTCCACTTAAACAATGGAAAGGTGGAAAGATACGGGGTCGCTGGACACGAGATGGTGTTCAAGAAATTCAATTAGGTGCTGATGAATCGGGAACTTATGAATATAATAAAATAAAACATGAAGGAGGTCGTTGGTTTAATATTGCACGTCATGAGCTATGCCACGCTTTATATGCGATATTTAAAATACAGGATAGAACGCATTATTGGTGGGAATTAGGCAAGCTAGAAGAAGTATTAAAAGAACTTTCAAACAAAACAACAAAGCCTATAAATCACATGGAAATTGCAATCTCTCAAGCTGGCGTAACTGAATTTCTAGGCAAGGCAAACAATCCAATTATTCTTAACTGGGCGAAAGAATGTGGAATACCATATACCGAAGATGAAACAAGTTGGTGTTCCCTATTCGTAAACTGGGTTGCATTTAAATCAAAACTTCCAATGAGTAAAAAACTTAATGCTCGAAGCTGGCTCGACGTAGGCACAAAAGTATCAGTCCCAAAGATTGGTGATGTCTGCATTTTCTGGCGAGAACATAAAGATTCATGGAAGGGACACGTTGGTTTTTACATAAGTGAAAATAACGGGAACATACAAGTTTGGGGCGGAAATCAGGGCGACAAAGTTTGTCTTGCAAACTATCCTAAATCAAGATTATTAGCATTTAGAAGAATATAATATGAAAAAGAAAAAAGTAATCAAGATACACCCTGAAATTAAAAGTGCAGTTTACACTTTCTTAACAGGATTTTTACCAGCAATGGCAACACAACTACAAGGAATAGACGTTGTAAACACTGAAACAAGTGCTTTATTTGGTCTGTTTTTGGTGGCGATTCGTATCGGTGCAAAGTACGGAATCGGTAATCTAATCAAATGGATTGTCGAAAAGTCAACTAACTTTAAAGTCGAATAACTTATCAACAGAAACCCTTGCGAGAGGGTTTTTTGTTGTTATAATTTACTCATATCCTTTCTTTTGTTTAAATCTCCTAATTTATTCAAAACGAAGGATACACCCTAAGGGTGTAGGTGAATTAAGGTAAGCGTTTTGGAGTAAGGGAAACCCTAATCCCGAATGCTGACCCTAATTCATCTCAACATCCCCACTGGTCGTCAGAGCATATGCTGACACACACATGAAAAAATTAAAATGGTTAATATTGTTAATGATTATTATCCCAAGTATTATTCCTAGTAAAATTGAACACGTAGAAGCTGATGACAAAATTATTATTAAAGAAATTTGGTCGGAAGAAGAACTTTTAAACTATGTAAAACAAGAAGCAATCAAGAACGGAGTGAGTGAATCTTTAGCTGTTAAAATCGTTTCCTGTGAAGCTCCACTTAAGGGGGTGAAAGGAAGTCGGTATTACGATATAAACGACGCACAGAGCCGTTTAACGTACAATGCAGGGCAGATAAAACGCAATCCTGATTGGGGAACAGTTGGAGAAAGAGAGAAGTCTTATGGGCCGTGGCAATACCACATTCCTGCTCACAACCTAACACCCGAAGAAGCAAGCTCTGTTGAAATCTCAACTGCTAAAGCAATGGAAGATTTAAAAACAAATCCTAAACAATGGATGTGTAACAGATAGAAACTTGACACGTCTATAAAAGAGTAGTCGTAAAGACTAACTAACCTGTGAAGACAGAAACAATTAACTAAACTTTAAAGTGGAAAACCCTTAACGGGGTTTTTCTTTTTGTGAAAAGGTAAAGCCCCACGATTTGTAGGGCTTCAACTTATATAGAAAAGCTGATAGGTGCAACGATGGTGCGACCCCGTTTCCTGTCAACGAGGAAGAACGCTTGTTGTGGTTTTTCAAAGTCCGCTTTGATTGCCACAGCAAAGGGAGAGTAGCCTATCACCGACCCATTTGAAATGAAGTCGGTATCGACCTTCATCGTGTGAAGGTGTCCGAAGCAGTCCAGTTGAACAGGGTTTGATTTCTGCCACTGGGAAATTGCTTTTTTGGCTGGAATGTAAAGCCCACCAATTCCACCGCCATACTTGACGTTGTGTCCGTGGTGAAAACGGATGCTGTAATTATCAAATATCGGCAGTATCAGGTGATAACCCGACTGGAGAACGAAACGCACACGCTTGTTGACCTTGAAATGTTCTGCAAGGTGATGGTACATTATCGTTTCCAACGAGTTCCCAACGTCGGTAGAGTGTCTTTGCTTTTTCGTAATGCGTGAGTGGTTTCCAGCGTTGCATGGAATAACCAGTTTCACGTCAGTATTTTGGAGCAAGAACTCAATACCAGACTTCAGGATAGTTTCAGCGAAAATCATCGCTTCAATTGGTAGGAGCTGGGCGGTTTCCATGTTTTCATCGTGGATGTTTCCAGTGATGAAGTCGCCACCTAGCCAAAGAACCATTGTGTTGATGTTCACAGCTTGTTGCTCTTTTTTAAGGAGCTTCACTGTGTTTTGAAAGAACTCAATCGCACGAGCTTTCGCAAGTGTGAGACTGTATTCATTCAAACCACCAACCCATTGACCCTTCACAAGTTCTTCCATGTGCCAGTCGCTCGCCAGTACAACAGCCACAGCTTCCCCGTCTAGCTTTGAAACTTTTTTGGGAATACTGAAAATGTTGCCTGACTTCGCTCGCATAGCTTCGTTCTCCTTTTCAAGTCTTTCGACTTCTTCGAGGAGAACTTTATACTTACTCGTTGTGTCTTGTCTTTCTTTCGACACACGAATAAGTCGCCTGTCTCGCTCCACTTCTTTTTCTGGAACGAAGACGTTGCCCATCTCGCCCATACGCTGAACCCTTTTACGGATAGCGTCTGGTTTAAGAGAAAGGCTAAACTTCTCGTTCACCATCTTGGCAACTTTCACAGAACCATGTGCATAGTTGTCAGCGATGAACTTGTCGATTTTGTCCTTTCTATTTTTCATTGTCGTGTGCTTTGAATTCATTATATCACTAGAATTAGTAGCACCTTAATTATCGCACGCAATTAAATTGTGTAAATGTAAATATTGACAAACTGTTAATAACTTTTTTTGCATAGAATGATACAATTAAGACAAAAGCCCTTTCAAAATGAAAACGCATCACGACAATCACGTCTGTAAACAATGCCGAACACAAATTGGCATTGCAATCACAACTGTCGGAACACGACGCACAAAGTTCAAGGCAATCCTCTACTGTGAAGCATGTAGCTTTCCAGTTGAGATATTTTGGGACAGCGACCCTGTTGCCGAAGACCCTGACCAGCTCGGTTTGTTTCCACCAGTTGTGAAGCTATGAAAAAGAAAAAGAAGTTTGACTATCACCACCGATTGCCTCAGAGCAGGGGTGGAACGGACTCGTACCCAGAAGGGAATCTTGTCCGAGTAAGCAAGCAACGGCACGCACACTGGCACGCTCTATTCGCTAATAGGGACGTTGAAAGTATCATTGCCGAGCTTAACAGCGTTTGGCTTCCACCAAACGTTAAACTAACCTTTGAACAACGCTGACATGGCAATCCTCCTCTGGCTAATCTTCGCAGTCTTCGCTTCGTTGGCTGTGTCGAAACTTGTTTTCGGAAACCCTAAAAAGCCCCCCAGATGAAAGACGAATCGGTTTTGACCCGTCAGATGTTCTGCGAGAGGTGTTTCAAAGCCAATCGACCTTTTTCTGGATTGCAATTTATTGTTTGCGGTGAAACTGGATTTCACCTGCGAGCAGTAGAGATACATGTCCCGAAAGAGAACAAAGGCTTTACTCCGCACCTCGTTGCACCCTACAAGATACTCGATGATAAAAACATCGCCATCAGTAGAGTGTGTTGCATTGTCGGCTGTGGTTTGTCGCTTGGCGAAGACCCAACTGACAGGAACAAACAAATCTTCACCTACTTGAAAGTTTCCTACGACCAGCTCTTGATAGCTGACTGGAACATGCTCGTATCAAGCGGTAAAGATTTAGGCTACAGAATATAAACCCTTGCACATCGCAAGGGTTTATTATATAATAAGTATTATTAGCTTGGTATCGAACGTGTGCATATTCTACCAAGCGTATGCACATTTTTGATTTATAGATATGGAAAAAAATTGTTTAGTTTGTGGAACTTTGTTTAAAAAAAGATTAAGAGATAGTTATAAATATTTTGAAACTAAGAGATATTGTTGTAGTAGTTGTTATGGTTTGTCTATAAGAAATAAAAAAAGGATTTACAAAGAAAGGAAATCAAGAATTACTAAACAGGATATGCGTATTGAAGACGAAGTAATTTACATCACAAAAACACAGGGAAATAAAATATTTGAATTAAAATTTTCATTATCTGATATTGATTTTGTTAGTAGTAGGGTTTTTACGGTATCAAGATATGTTTATTTTTATGATAAAAGAAATAGAATCAATGTTGCGAGCTACTTATTGGGTAAAAAGGATGGTTGTGTAGTAGACCACATAAATAGGGACAAATTAGATAATAGGCGAGAAAATCTAAGATTCGCAACATTCAAGCAAAATATGTACAACAGGTATTGTAAGGGTTTTTCTTTTGATAATTCAAGAAAGAAATATATTTCCCATATTAGATTAAACGGCAAAACAAAACATTTGGGAAGATTTGACAGTGAAGATGAAGCCAGAAATGCGTACATAAAAGCAAGTAAATTATTTTTTGGAGAGTATAGTCCATTTTAAGAACAAAGACCTCGGCTACTTCCTAGACTAAATCCCCACTACCAGAATTGTGGGGATTTCTTTTCTTTTGATATAATTTATTTATGGTACGTTCAATAAAAGCTTATGCTATTTTAAAAAACAACAAACTAAACGCTAACGAAATCTACTCTGATAAAGATGTAATGTTATGTAAAGGAGAAAAGTTAATAAGAGTAATAATAAGTTGTGAGAAAAACTTCTTTAAAAAGAAAAAGTAAATCCCCTATCCGTAAAATCCAAGATGAGATTTGGGAACTTTGCAAACAGATAACACGCACCAAATACGGGAATGTTTGTTATACATGCCATAAAGGAGATTTGAGCGGTTCTAATTGGCATACAGGGCATATGTGGGCGAAAGCTTCAATAGGGGCTAATCTAAAATATGATTTAAGAATACTCCGACCACAGTGCTATTTTTGCAACGTAAATTGTGGAGGTAGAGGGGCGGAATTTTATGCACGCATGCTAAAAGAAAATGGAGCAGAATTTATGGAACAGTTAGAAAAAGACAGACAAGTTTCTGTAAAGGCAATCGACCACTACACAAAACTTTTAGAAGAATACAAAACAATGGTATAATGTAAACGCCACCTTTCCTGATTATCCACACAATCCCTATGCAACTAGGGATTTGTGTTTTATAATTAAACTACCTCTAAACATTTTGTCTGGATGTTCTGGAGTGGTAGTACTTTAATGTTTCGTTGCTTTGAACTAAAGCAAACTCTCACCAAGTCTAAGGTCAGAAAAAAACTTTTAAGAAGACAAAAATCGGTTAAATCATTCATATCTAGCAGACAGCAACTCCCTCGATAGGGAGTTTTGCGTTATCCACAAGCCAGATAATAAATCAATGTTAAAATTAAATTATGAATAAAATTATACAAGGAGATTGCTTAGAAAAATTAAAAGACTTAGAAGATAATTCTATTGACGCTGTTGTTACTGACCCTCCATATGGACTTTCTTTTATGGGTAAGAAGTGGGACTACGATGTGCCCAGCCAAGAGATATGGGAAGAATGTCTGAGAGTGTTAAAGCCAGGAGGTTATTTACTTTCTTTTGCAGGCACTAGAACTCAACACAGAATGGCTGTAAGAATTGAAGATGCTGGGTTTGAGATTAGAGACATGATTGCTTGGGTATATGGTTCAGGATTTCCTAAGTCTTTGAATATAGGTAAGGCGGTAGATAAGTTAGGAGTTAATCCTTATGGTTGGATTGAGTTTTCAAAAGCATACAAAAAAATAGTAGAAGAAAGTAAATACAACCACAACGATATTGATAAGCACCTAAACATAAAAGCAAGTTCGTGTTATTGGGCGAGAACCGACCACAGAGGAGGACTACCACCAAGACACCATTGGGAAAAGATAAAGGAATTTATTGGGCTAGATAACAGATATGATGAACTTTATGACGAAGTAGAGCGTGAAATTTTAGGGCAGAAAAAAGTAATGGGTAAAGACACCGATTTAATCTATGGGAAATACAAAGGTGGCACAGTAGATGTAACCAAAGGCACTTCCGAATGGGAAGGTTGGGGAACTGCTCTTAAACCAGCACTAGAGCCAATAACAGTAGCAAGAAAGCCACTAGAAAAAGGATTAAATGTAGCAAGTAATTGTTTGAAGTGGGGAGTAGGTGGAATAAACATAGATGGTTGTCGGGTTGAATATCAGGGAGATAGTGATTGGAAAAATACATTTAGACCGAGTGAGAATATTGATAGGAATTGTTGGCATAGAGATAATAATAAGGTTGCAAGAAAAGATGTTATAAACAAACAAGGTCGCTTCCCAGCCAATCTAATCCACGATGGCTCTGATGAGGTAGTAGGGTTGTTTCCGAATAGTAAAGGAGCAAGTTCACAAAATAATAATTCAAATGGTCATATATATCGGGGTCAATCTTTACAAGAAAGTAAAACCTCTTTGGAAGGTTATAGAGATTGGTATAACGATAATGGAAGTGCCTCTCGCTTTTTTTATTGTGCAAAAGCAAGTAAGAAAGAAAGGAATAGAGGATGTGAGGAGTTGGAGGAGAAACAAACTGTGGGCGGAGGTGGAGGAATTGGCGACTATTTAAATGATGTTAATTCTGCTAGCGGAAAGTATGGAAGTGAAAAAGCACCGAGTAAGAACAATCACCCAACTGTTAAACCACTAGCCCTTATGGAATACCTAGTTAAACTTGTAAGCAGAGATGGAGCAGTAGTATTAGACCCATTTGCAGGCTCTGGCTCAACCTTAATCGCCTGCAAAAAACTCAACAGACAGTACATAGGAATAGAACGAGAACCAGAATACATAGAAATAATAAACAAAAGGCTAGAAATATAAATTATGAATAAAATTATACAAGGAGATTGTTTAGAAATAATGAAAGATATACCTGATAAGAGTATAGATATGATACTTTGCGATTTACCTTATGGAACGACTGCTTGTAAATGGGATACTATTATTCCCTTTGAGCCACTATGGGAACAGTATAAGAGAATTATAAAGGATAATGGGGCAATAGTTTTAACAGCGAGCCAACCTTTTACAAGTGCGTTAGTGATGAGCAATCCTGATATGTTCAAAGTTCATATTGTTTGGAATAAAAAGAAAGCTGGAAACTTTGTTCAAGGGAATATACAACCAATGAAAGTTCACGAAGATATTGTTATTTTCTACAAGAAACAACCGACATACAATCCACAGAAAACTCAATTAGATAAACCACAGAAAGTAAGGAATGGAGCAAAAAATAGACAAGATAGGAAAGAAGCTGGTGGATTTGGCGGAACGGTTATTTACTCGGATAAGTTTGAAGCAGATAAAAAACTCCCGACAACGATAGTAGAAATATCAAAAGATAACTATGGTAAAAATGTATTCCACCCCACCCAAAAACCAGTAGCCTTATTCGAGTACCTCATAAAAACCTACACCAACGAAGGAGATTTAGTTTTAGATAATTGTGCAGGAAGTGGAACGACAGGAGTAGCCTGCAAAAATCTAAACCGCAACTACATCCTCATAGAAAAAGAACCAGAATACATAGAAATAATAAACAAAAGGCTAGAAATATAAATTATGTTATACGTAGAAATAGATGGAAATTATTACAGTAAACAAGACAGCATTGTAAGATGCAAGGTCTGTAATTTTTACGCTAAACACGAACCAGAAAAACCTCAAAGACAATGCAAAGAATGTGCCAGAAATAGATACCAAGAAAATAAAGAAAAGAATCAAAAGCTGGCTAATGAAATTGAAACAGAGTGGACTAAACCTAGTGGGCATTTTTTGGCGTAGTTATCCACAAGCTTGACTTATGTTTGCATAGTGTATAATGTGTACATGCTTACAAAGAACAAAGACAATAGAATATCAGTTGCAACAAATTGGTTTTTTACTGTCTTTGTAAGCAAAAGGACAAAGGACTCGCTTTAATAGGCGAGTTTTTTGTATTTAAAAATCAGATATCAAGAGTTAGAGATTTACCGCTACTCTATAAACAATAAATGGTAAGTGGGTTGTCTTTCGGGAATTGGTTGAAATCTTTTTTCAACCCGTTAATCGGAAGATAACTCGCCTAAACATAAACGCTAGTTCGGAGCTACAAAAGGAGGACACTGTGAAAAACCATTCTCATCCTAAAAGCAAAACTGACACGGGGTTGTGATTCAGTCTATCGTTGAAGTCTAGGAGGTATCTGTGTATATCATCTTTTCTCTGTTAAGGGTATTAACGGAATGAAAAACTATTTCAAAAATACAATATCCACAGCTAAAGCTATGAGCATTACAAACCTAGTAGTAAAATAAAGTATATGAAAATGGATAAAATAGCAGGTAGTGGGAATGATGAATTTTATACACCCAGATATGCAATAGAGCCTTTACTGAAATACTTGAAACCAAACAGCAAAGTGTGGTGTCCATTTGATACAGAAGAAAGCAACTTTGTGAAAGTATTAGAAGAAAATGGACACGTAGTAATACCAACTCACATAGATGTTGGCTTAGACTTCTTTGACGTGTTGAATGAACCAGCGGAATACGATTATATAATCAGTAATCCACCATACTCACTAAAGGCGGAAGTATTTGAGAAACTATTTGACTTAGGTAAACCATTCGCCATGTTGGTAGGAGTAGTAGGATTGTTTGAGAGTCAGAAACGTTTTAGTATGTTTAAAGATAATGATTTTGAAATCATGTATATGAATAAAAGAGTTGCCTACTTCAAAAGTTTTGAGGAACAAAAACCTTCACTTAATCCACCCTTTAGTAGTGTGTATATCGCTCATGGAATATTTCCAAACCGAATTGTTTTTGAGACAATCGTAAAATAACATGCAAACAATATTCGACACATTAAAAGACTTTAAACTTCCTGAGAAAACTATCAGAAGTGAGCGTGCTGAAATCATAAAATCTTTTGTAGATGAAATAAACTTAGAAAGAAAAGACACAAAGTGGAAACCTGTAACTGGAAAGGGAATCGCAATGAAACTTTCACATTTAAAAAACAACTTTGAACTTTATTCTTTTTTTTCTACCTGTAAAGATTATAAAAATAGAGGAGGACACTTTGGTAAATGTTTTTTTGGCTCACTAAAAATAAAATGAAAAAATCACTTAAAAAATATGTATATGAAAAAATGGAAAAAGACGGATATGTAACCGACCAAGAAATTTTTGATTTTACAAAAAAAGAAACCAGTCTATATACTGCCTGCGATTACAAAGACCAATGGAAAAGATTAAAAAGAGACAGAAACTTTTTTGCTGGCAAAAAGATAATAGGAAAAGAAAGAATAGGTAACAAAAGGAAAAGATACGCAATTCAAATAGAGGGTGGAGAGTATTACGCTTGTGGAAAAGAGTATTTTAATGAAGTTTAGTTTTCCACAGATAGCTCCTTGACCTATGACCACTACTCGTGTATACTTACAGTATTAGAAATTAGTTAATAAATATATGAATGAAATAAGACAAGAAGGTTACGAGGCAACAAGAAGAGATTCATTTGTCTCAGAAGAAAACAAAACAGATGAAGTAAACAGTTTGTTTGGAAAAGTTTATAAGCCTAAGAAAATATAATATGAATTTTTTACAAGACATAATTAAATTACTTGAACAATACGATAAAGAAAAAAAAGAACAGGGGTTTATACCAACGGTCGAAATGTTAGTAGAAGATTTAAAAGAAAAATATCATGGCAAAGTTTAAAGATTATTTAATAGAATTAAAAGAGAGGAAAGAAAACCTTAATAAAAAAAGATATGAAAACAGAACTTATAACATTGCTCAATAAAAAACTTCCTGATTGGGCAATTAAAGAACACCCAACAAAAAAGAAGATGTCTGTGATACACCCAATGGCGGTGATAGAAAGATTGAACGAAGTGTTCGGAGTTGGAGCGTGGCATTTCAAAACTACATACATATCTTGCGATAAAGAAATACAGAAAACAAAAACAGGAGAAAGAAATGTGTACATGTCATCTGTTCTCGGAATCCTAGAAGTACCAGAACACAACATACACCTAGAGCAGTTTGGAGGAAGTACAAACGACGACAAGGGAGACGCACTAAAAGGGGGAGCAACTGACGCACTAACTAAAATCGCTTCTTACTTAAACATCGGTGCAGAGATTTACAAAGGCAAAGGCAACATAGACGTTGGCACTATCACAAAAGAAGAAACTCCACGAGAGAAAGCAGAGAGACTTCTATCGCAAGCCAATAACATAGAAGATATTCAAGCAGTATCAAAAGGGGTAAACCAATCAAAGAATCTAACTGAAGAAGACAAGAAAGAATTAAACTTTATTATAAATGAAAAATTAGACGGGCTAGACCCAACAAAATAACATGCAAAAATATAACGTAACAGTAGTTAAAACTTATGAGAAAGACGGAGAAGAAAAAAAGACATACCCACAAGTAGGTAAACTTATCAAATTCCCAGCTAAAGGCGATAAAGAAGAAAGTTTTTTACTAGAGCTTCACATGTTCCCAGAAACAAAGTTTGCAGTATTTAAAGACGAACCAAGAGAAAAGAAGGAATCAATGGACATTTAATCTGTGAAACTGGCATGAAACGTGGCTAGAATGCCCCAGATTAAAAACAAATATCAATATGGATACTTTCCTAGTTAAAGCAGAAAACGAAGCGTTAAAATTCAAATCCGACTATCATCGGGGGTTGTTCAAACAACGTCTCGGACAACTGGAGGGAAAAGATTTTAGTCTAATAATAGACGAAAGAAAACCAACAAGAAGCGAGCAACAAAACCGCTACTACTGGCTCTACGTTCAAATGATTTCAGACGAAACAGGGTATACCAAAGACGAAGTTCACACGCTTTGCAAAGGAAAGTTCTTAACACGAGAAATCAAAGAGGTACTAGGAGAGAAAGTAAGGATTACTAAGTCAACAACAGATTTAACAAAGTCAGAGTTTAGTGAGTATATTCTTGAGATACAAAACTTCACTGGAATAACTCCACCTGACACCGACGCTTTCTTTTATGGAGAAAATTAAAAGTCTAGGCTGGTTGTTTCGCTCACTAATACTTCATTCAGACGGTATATGGACAGCTAAGGCGGTAACAGGAAAATATAAACAGCACGTAAACACAACCGAAGTTGTCGGAAACACACCAGAAGAAGCAATAGATAACTTAATTGAAATGCTAGATAAAAAAGGATTATTAAAAGAATCTGAATAATATGACAAGAGAAATAAAATTTAGAGCGTGGGACGGATATGAAATGAGATATCGATGGAATGGATTTGAAGATGTTGACCCATTGAACCTATCAGATTTGATGTATCCATATTGCAATGGAAATCTTATGCAATTCACAGGTCTCCTCGACAAAAAGGGTAAAGAGATTTATGAGGGGGATATTTTACAGAACGACTGGAACCATAACAAGTTTGTGGTTGAGTGGGGCGAGGGTGAATATCCTTATCAAAGCGATGCCGACAGCACAGCTAACAAATGGAATGTGAAGTATGGAGGTTGTGAAATCATCGGCAACATCTACGAAAACCCAGAATTAATAAAATGAGAAAACAAACATTACAAAAATACTTACTTGAATACATAAACTCCAACGAAGGTTGGCACAAGAAAGTTTCCCTGTTTGTTTTAGGAGACACGTGGGGATATTCGCCAGACTCTCTATCAAGGCAATTAAGAAATCTTGCCGAAGAAGGAAAGATACAAGTGAGCTACTACGACGGAAAATTTTCTAATAACCTCGCAATGTACTCACGTCTAGGAGAAGCACCAAAGAAAACAGGAGTAGAAATTATTACTAGAGAAGACGGCACAAGAATTGTCGTCGTAAGAGAATAACATGACAGAACAACAAGCAACTAAAGAACTCATAAAGAATCGTAAACTCGACTTGGGTTTCTGCACACTAACAATAAAACCAGTCAACGGCGGAAAAGGAAAAAGCCACAACACTTCATTTAAAATAGGTAAGTTCTATAAGCTAGGAGTGCAAATGAGTAAGGAATTTAAGGCTAAAATCAATAAGTAAAGTTATCCACAGATTTAAATATTAGTACTTGCACTATGAGCAATGCTCATGTATTATGTAGAGGTAGGGAGAAACGCATAAGACACTCGCCTCAAATAAATATGATAAATAAAACTAAACAAAATTGGTCAACAGGTGAATGGGTTAAAGTTGGATTTATGAAATTAAAAGTTGTTGGTGTTCGTTCAGAATTTGATATGCTACCAGATATTTATTCGCTTGAATCTGCTAATGGAAAAAAATACGAATTTATACCTCATAATGGTCTTTATGCAATCTAACATGTCTACAGAATTAAGAGATTTAAAAGGTGGGGTATCAAATTGTTGCGGGGCAGAAGTTTATACCGATATGGGAATCTGCTCAGACTGTAAAGAACATTGTGAATTAATAAACGAAAACGAAAACTAATATGTCAAAAATAATACTAATAACTTTCGCTCTACTAGGATTCTCATGGGTAGCATACTCATCAACCCTAGACGAAAAAAGAGAAAAGGCATACGAGAATTGTACTTACACAGAGGATTATCAAGTAGTTTGTAAATAATATGGACGTGAAACACCATTCTAGTGGTTATAAAAATTGTATAGATTGTGCAAATCTTTTAGCCAGTCAAGAACCCAATCTGAATGTATACTGGTGCAAAAAATGTAAAAAATCATCTGTCGCAACAATGCCAACAAAGTATGCAAACTGTCCTTGTGGTGAAGCCCTAGAAGACATTAAAAATAAGTTAGGAAAGTAAATATGAGATTAAGAGATAGGAAACCATCAGATATAATTTTGGCAAGAATACAAAGAATGGGTGGTAGTAAAGACGATGCAATTACTGCAATCATAAATTACCTAGATGAAGAATGGGAGAAAAATCAAAAGTAAACACAAACGTGGTGGGGTTCTGGGGGGAATGTATATCTCGTGGGAGATTAGACGGTTCAACTCCGTAATGTACAAGCTTGCAAGCGTTTCCCCCAGAACCTCATCACTAAAACCAAGGTTGAATGTGGGTTGATAAATACATAGTCAAAAAAATAATAGGTTGCGGTGCTAGATACCTTGAAACGCACCATCACTGTTTATTAACTCACACTCAGTCTTGGTTAGAACACTTTATAAATTAATTAAAAAGATTATGGCAAAAACAAACAAAACAAAACTGGAAAAAGAACTTGAGGTTTTACTACAAAAGAAAAATAAAGCTTATATTTCATATAGTAATAAAGAAGACGAATATAACGCATTGATCGCACTACCATCTCTTAGAAAATCTATTGGGAAATGTTTTAAATTCATTAATTCCTATGGCTCAAGTTACCCTAAATGGAACCTATACCTAAAAGTAATTTCTATAGATGAAAAAACTCTGTCATTCAAATGTATTCAATTTCAAAAGACCAGTATGGATAAAATAGAAGTTGGGCTAGAAAGTAAGTTTAATTGGCGTGGCGAGAGTTATTTTAATGATTCAAATTATATTGAAATAACAAACGCAGAATACAACCGAGCAAAAAAATCTCTCCTTAAGTTTATAAGTGAAAAACTAAAATCCTAACCATTATCATTAACATAAGAGAGTATGAAGATACAAATAAACACAAATGCAGACAAGGTAAACGAAGCACTAACTAAAATAAGAGAAGTTGGTAGTGTTTCGATAGATGGAGATAACACGGGTAGTTTCTCCGCCAAGGGTGTTAAGGGTCGATTTCTTTATGATGACGGGACACTGGTTATTGTTATAGATGATAAACCATGGCTAGCGTCAGACTCGATGATTGAGAGTGAGATTAAAAAGTTTTTCAAATAACATGTCAAACAAATACATAGAGGAGAAGAAGTATCTGTAAAATTACCAGACGGCACAATCTCAAAAGGATTTATTAAAAGCAACTTTATCAACCAAAGTAATACTTAATATATGGAGACAGAGGAATTAAAAGAGGCTATGGACGAAGTTTACGCTATTGGCTTTAAGAACGGACAGATAGAAATGAGAAACAAAATCCTTAAATCTATAAACAGAGATTGGAGCTTAATACCACACGCCAGCGTAATTGTTAAGGTAATGAAGAAAATAAACCGCCTTCGATTATCTAAAGATATTACTAAAGATATTTATAAATAACCCCCATGACAAATAACCCCAAAGGAGAGGAGATTAAAATAGTCACGTCACCTAGAATAGATTGGTGCGGAGCTTGTAAAAGCGAACATGGATATGACTGTCCGCTAGATACCCCACACAAAGGAGAGAAGACAAAAAAAATAGCAAACGAAATCATTGGAAAATACAGAAAGACCTTTAAAGATTTAGCCGAATACGATAAGTTAGGAGAGGAGAGTATGGAGCAAAGATTTGAGAGAGTATTCGGATATTTTGAAGTTCCCCCACTCTGTCTATATCTTTCATTGGAGGAAATTCTCGCCTTCGTCCGTTCAGAAAAAGAACTTTCAAGGAAGGAGGAACGACAATTCTTCCTAAATATTTTAGACGGAATAGATATGGCAGACGAACAAATGGGAAATAAAAGAGGTGGAACAAAAGCAATCAGAAAATGTTTAGAAGATAGGGTAATTTAAATAATTTATGGATTACGAACTAGCTAAAAAATTAAAAGACGCGGGGTTTACACAAACACACAAGGATATAACCCTAAGTATTGCAAAGGATATGCAAAGTGAAGAATGTCTTGTTCCAACCCTTTCAGAGCTTATAGAAGCTTGTGGAAATGTAACCATCAGACTTCAATCATACTGGAATGGAAATGATTTGATGTGGCAAGCTGATACTTGCGGTAATTTTAGAGACTATGACCATGTATTAGATAAGTCAGAAGTGGGCTCAACCCCAGAAGAAGCGGTGGCTAATTTATGGCTCGCTCTAAACACAAACAAGTAATCCACAGTTTGACATTGTGGATTTTGTTGTATAATTAAAACATATAAATAAACTAACAATCTATGAATCAAAAAATAGACCAACTTATTAAATTCCTATCAGACCGAACAAACCTAACTTTCTCTATCGCTGAAGTAAACGCAATGATTTCGCATCTAAATGGAATGAAAGAACCAGAGAAGAAAGAAGAAAAGCCAGAAGAAATTAAAACTAAGAAAAAATAACATGAGAAAAAAAGTAATAACTTACGATAAGAACAACTACCAAAAAACACCCCAAGTAGAAAGAATCTACGGAAGTGGTAAATACCCGATAAAGAAAACAAAAACAATCACAACTCCAAGAAAAACAAAGGTGGTAGAATACGGCCCAATTAACCGAACAAACAAGCAAACAAAAACTATTACAAAGATAAAGAGAAAATAAGTGGAAGAAAATAACACAGAACAATCAGGAGTCATCAGGAACGAACAGGGAAGATTCATCCCTGGTGTTAGTGGTAATCCAGAAGGACGTCCACCTGATACAATACAAGATAAGATAATAAAGAAAGCCACTAAAGAATTGATAGCTGAATATAAGGAAAGTCTTGGAGAAGCTCTACCACTAATAAAGCCCGTTATAATAGCTAAAGCACTAGAGGGTGACATGACTGCTATTAAAGAAATACACGATAGAGTAATGGATAAGGCTAAACAATCAACTGACATAACATCTAAGGGTGAACAACTAAACCTAGGAGTAGTAATACTTCCACAACGTAATGACAACTCAGAAAGTACATTGGAAAGCTCAACCCAAACAGGAGATAGCTCTACAGAGTAACGAAGACGAAATACTGTATGGTGGGGCTAGAGGAGGAGGTAAAACAGATGCTGGACAAGCATGGCTACTTTACGATATAGACAAACCACGTTATAGAGCTTTAGTTATCAGACGTAACGCTACAGACCTTGATGACTGGATTGATAGAGCAAAGCATATGTTTGCACCAGCTAACGGAGTATACACAGGAGATACATTTACATTTCCAAGTGGAGCTAAAGTTAGAACAGGTCACCTTAAAGATGATAATGCATACTCTAAATATCAAGGACACGAATACCAAAAACTACTACTAGAAGAGATTACACACATAGCAAGTGAATCAAACTACGAAAAGCTACTAGGTTCAGTTCGTTCCACAATACCTGAAATTAAGCCTCAAGTCTTTGCTACTACTAATCCAGATGGACCAGGATACAAATGGGTAAAGAAACGCTGGAATATTCCCGATACACCAACAGACGCAGTTAGATACAAAGATGAAAAGACAGGAAGAACAAGAATATTCATTCCATCAAGAGTACAAGACAACCCAACGCTAATGAATACAGACCCAGGATATATTAAATACCTTGAGTCTATTCAAGATGACGACCTAAGAGATGCTTGGTTAAATGGTAGTTGGAATGGAATCACTCTTAAAGGTGCTTACTACCGCCAACAACTACAAAAGGCTAGAGCTGAAGGTAGAATAGGAAACGTTCCACATGAACCAATGCTCCCAGTATATACTTGGTGGGACTTGGGAATGGGGGATTCAACTTGCATAGGATTCTTTCAATTTGTTGGAACTGAGATACGCATGATTGATTACTTTGAAGCGTCTGGAGAAGGTTTAAACTACTACGCTAATGTATTAAAAGCTAAAGGTTATACTTATGCTGACCACTATGCCCCACACGATATTGAAGTAAGAGAACTTGGAACAGGTAAATCAAGAAAAGAAATAGCTTTGAATTACGGAATATCATTCTTAGTTACTCCCAATCTTCCAATAGATGACGGTATAAACGCCACACGTATACGATTTTCAAGATTATGGATAGATGAAACCAAATGTGAAGCTTTTATAGATGCTATTGGACAGTATCAAAAGGAATGGAATGACAAAATGGGTGATTATAAGTTAAGACCTCTTCATGATTGGACATCTCACGCAGCTGACATGCTAAGATATATGTCAGTAACTAACATCTACACAGTTGATTCACAATTCCAAGCAAGAGTACAAAATAATAGGTCTAATCAAAAATCATTCAAATGATTATCCACATTAAAAAAAGCATACTATTCACAGTCGACCCCGACATAAGATTTGCCAGAGAATATAATCTACCCAAGGGAACGTTAAAAGATATTTGGAGAAGATATAAACTTCTTGACTATACAATTGGCGAGCTATGTGAATTTCATTTAATAAAAACAGGGCACAAAAGAAGTAAAAAATCTATGAGACGCTGGATGTGGCGTACAGAGATATACTCAATGACTCTTCCAATAGTTAATAAAGGTGTAGAGACAGTAAACTCATCTTACTTCAGACATCAGGAGTGGAAAGTGATAAAAGAATTGAGCAAGAATTTAAAGTCTAGTGTCCAAGGCAATACAAAAACGATAGTGTAAATAAAGGTTTTTAAGTGTTAGTGTCTTTACACTATTGACATTAAATAGTTTGTGTCATCATGATAGCATGAATACAAATATATTCTCTCAAATCAGACAAGAATCAAAAGATTTTTACGATTCATATATTCAAGTTGTTTCTGGGTATAGTTTTAACCAATACGAAACAATTAAAAGAATCCACTTATATTTAAATTCCCAGTATGAGGATTCAACTCCTTACCTAGACAGAGACAAACTATTCTTTAACATTGTAAATTCACCATGTGAAGTAGCAATGAGAATGTTGAACATTGATACAAAGGATATAAGACTTTATCCGCAAGACCCAAAGAGCTACTTCTCCACTTTCTTACTTGAAAAAGAGCTTAAACAATGGTTAAAGAGCTCTAAAATGGGCAAAATGCTAAACCAAATAGCTGAAGAAGCCCCAAGATATGGAACAGTTGTCATCGAAAAGACCAAAGACGGAGCTGAGTTAGTTGATTTACGTAAGCTAGTTCTTGACCCAACTGTTGATTCAATACAAAAATCAAGATTTGTTACTACAATTTCATATTACACACCATCAGAACTAAGAGCTACAGGCTGGGACAATGTTGAAGTTGCCATTGAGAGATTTGGTAACACAAATGAAATGCAATCTTATGAAGATAAGAGTGTAATAACTAACCAAATGCAATCTACACCTTATATCAAGGTTTATAAGAGATATGGAGAAGTACCTGAGTATTGGCTTAAGGGTGGAAAATCAGAAAAGATGGTTAAATCTGTCTTTATTGTTGCGGGTGCAGATGAACAGATGAAAAATGAACAAGGCAAGCCAACAGGAGAAATGGGAGTAGAGCTATTCAGTTCTAAGTGGCACAAAGAATACCCTTTCAAAGATTTTCACTATACAAAAGTAAAGGGACGATGGCTTGGACTTGGAATTGTAGAGATGTTGTTCGACACACAAGTTAGAATGAATGAGTTAAAGAATCAAAAGAGAATCTCAATGGAACTTTCTTCTTTACACCTATTCACGACACCTGACCGAACATTTGTTCAAAACGTTCTAACCGACCTACAAAACGGAGACCTATTTGTTTCACCTAATGGAATAACTCCAATAGCCAATGAAGAAAGAAATCTACAAGCTTTTGGAGACGAAGAGGAAAGCTATTCATTACACGCAGACAGACTTTCTTTTGCTTTTGAAGCCGTTACAGGAGCTCCATTACCAAGCTCTACACCAGCCACAAACGCTCTTTTGGCAAATCAATCAGCGACAAGTGTTTACGCATTTAAACGAGAAAACCTATCGCTATTTCTACAAGAGTTTTTCAATGACTTAGTTCTACCACAACTACTAAAAGACCTAAGTGCTGAACACATTATGAGATTTGCTGGTTCAGCTCAAGAATTAATGAAAATAGATATCGCAGCTTCAGAAATAATCGCCAACGACTACATCAAAGACAAAATAATTAAAGGTGAGGTGGTTACACAAGAAGAAGTTGATGGACTTAAAACCTTGTACATTGAATCTAATAGAAAACTTGGAGAAAATAGATTCATAAAGATTAAGGATGCTTTCTATGATGACGCCGAATTTGAATTTGATTTCATTATCGGAAATGAACAAGCTGACCCAGCAACAATCGTTCAAAACACACAGACTGTATTCATGGCAGTAGCACAAAATCCGTCAATTCTGCAAGACCCATTAGCTAAAATGTTATTCTTTAAATACGCAGAACAACTTGGAATAAGTCCTGCGGAGATAGAGTTAGCAGAGACCCAATCAAGTCAATTACCAATTAGTTTACAACCCAATGCAACAGGACAACAACAACCCGAATTTTTACAGGGAGCAGGACCGCAAAAACAAGCAGTACCCGCTAACGCCTAAAAAGGAAGCTGACACTGAATCATTTGGAGACCCAGAATGATAGACGCATTACAAGAGAAGTTCTTCACAGACCCAGACTGGAAAAGAGTTGAAGACATGCTAATAGATAAGATGAATCAATTACATGACATGGGTACAATTGATAAGAAACAGCCAGCAGAGCACGTCAAGGCGGAAGTAATTGCCAGAGACCTAGCCTACAACGCCTTAGCTGAGTTCTTAAATGAAACAAAATTAGTAGGTCGAAAATTACAAACACGTAAAAATCCATTCATATGATACAAAAACCAAAATTAGAATGTAAAACAACAGGAGGAGTAGTTGGAGAACCGACTTACAAAGACGGAGCAAGTAACTACATCACAACAAAGACTGCTGATTTTAATAACACTGGCACAGACATAAACACAACAGCTTCAAGTGAAAATCTTTCAGCTAAATTCAAGAATCCACGAGTTAAACAAGATGTTCCAGAAAAAGCAAGAGGTCAGTACATGGAATATTAATCATATGGGGAGTAAGCATCCTATAACTTACATTATTAGCTAGCAAGTAAGCACATTCTTGCATTAACGCATGACAGTTAAGCATAACCTGTCTACACATTATGTCAGATAATGACAACGAGCAATTGGAAGCCATAATTCCAGACGAGGAGCTAGACCTTGACCTAGAACTAGACAATGATGATACTGAGGACGTTATCACACTAAAGAGAGAAGACTACGAAAAGCTCACCAAACGAGCTAAAGCAGTCCCAAGTCTATTAGCGAGAACCAGAAAGGCTGAAGCAAAGAACAAAGCCCCTCAAATTAATAAAACGGAAGTAAACAATGATTCACTAAAAGATGAGATGTGGACAATCGCTGATTACATACGGGACGGTTATGACCGAGAGGATGTTGATTTCATCATGAGAAATGGTGGACGAGATGCCCTTAAGGATTCTAACTCTTACGTTTCAATTGCTCTTAAACAAAAAATGGAGCAAAGAAAGGCGGAGAACGCCACCCTACAAAATGGAGGAGGTTCTCAACTCTCTGAATTTGAACGAAAGTATACCCCTGAACAGCTCGAAAATATGTCATCTGCTGAATTAGCTAAGATACTTCCGAGAGCCTAATATTATTTAAAACTTTATGAGTACAACAACATTTGCTCAAGGTTCAAACCCAGGTTTGACCAATACAATGCAAATATTCTACGACAGAGTATTTCTTGAAAGAGCAAAACTTGAACTAAGATACGACTTCGGAGCAGACACAAAGAACATTCCAATGAATAGCGGTAAGACTGTGTACTTTACACGATTTACACCTCTACCAATTGTAACTTCTGCTCTATCTGAAGCCGCAAACCCAACACCTGTTGACATGTCAGCAGCTACAGTATCTGCTGTTTTGGCGGATTGGGGAAACTACACTGTGGTAGGGTCACTATACTCTATGACTTCTATTGAAGAAGGTCTTACAGAGCACGTGTCTGTCCACGGACAAAACGCAGGAGAATCAATTGACCAAGAAATGCGAAGAATTCTTATTTCTGCAAACGCTTACTCAGGTGCTACAGGAACACTAGTACAGATTCCAGTAGGAGCAACAGCTCTTTCTACAATCCACACTACTGATACCCTAACAGGACTTGAAATTAGACGAGCAGTAAGAACATTGAAGACACAAAAAGCTATGAAGTTCTCAGGTAGTCTATACCGAGGTATTCTAAACCAATACACAGCTATGGACTTGATGGGTAACTCAGAATGGCTTGACGCTCACCGATACACTACTTCTGACGCTATCGAAAGAGGTGTTGTAGGTAAACTACACGGTGTTGAGTTCGTTGAATCAAACAATGCATACTTCTTGCTATCAGCTGGATTCTCAACTTCAGCAACTAACGTTGCTAACGTTTACTCTTCATTTATCTTTGGTGCTCACGCTTACGCTATGGTAAACCTAGGCAGTAACAAGGGTGCTAAGATTTATGTAAAGAACCCAGGTTCTAACTCAACGGATAACCCACTAGATATGTACTCTACTGTTGGATGGAAAGCTCCATTCGCAGCAGTTGTCCTAAATGCTAACTGGATTATTCACCTTAGAACAGGTGCTACAGACGGATACAACGCAGGATAACTTGTTTATCGCCCCTTCTATTCAGTATGGCTGGGGCGATACATACTGAAAATAAGTAACTAACTAATAAATTATGAAAATATCAATATTTGAACTCAAGGGAGAAGAAATTAATCTCACCTTTAATAATGGAACTTTGGCGTACACTTTTGAACATGAAGGCAACCGTTATGGTAACGCTGTAAAAGTAGAATCAAGAAAGGCTTTAGACATTGCGTCAAGTGCTTTTGGATTACTTACAAATGCTTTAGAAACTATTGAAAAATTACATGACAACAAATAAATTCCTTGAAGAAATAAAAAAACTAGACCCACGATTTAGTATTATTGAGAATCCGAACAGACCAGGACTTTCTAACATCTTATTTGAAGGAAAGAACTATGATTTACCTGTTATCTCATCGGTTGAAGTAAAAGAAGAAATCGACCAAACTCACCGCTATGAATTCCCTAATGGTATGAGTGCAAGACATCATTCATCACCTGAAATAATCACAAGACTAGAAGATTTTCTTAAAAACTTTGATTCAATGAAGGAACTATATGACTAAAATAGTTATTACGGGTGGACTTGGATTTATCTTTTCTCACGTAACTGAATATTTTGTTAAAAAGGGTTGGGACGTTACTGTTATAGACAATCAAGGAGATGGCTCACACCCTGAGATTATTGATTACTCATTTAGTTATATTTGTAAAAGTGTAACGTCTGAAGATATCATTAATATCAATCCTGACTATATTATCCATGCGGCGGCGATATCAGACGTAGACACATCTATTAAGCAACCCCTAGATGTCATATTAAAAAACTCAGACGCTAATCTTGCTGTATTTGAAGCCGCAAGACGATGCACAAACCTAAAGAAACTACTTTACGTTTCAACAGATGAAATCTACGGAGAATGTGATGTAAAGAAAACAGAATCAGATATCATTTTCCCAAAGAATCCATACTCTATGAGTAAGGCACAAGGTTCGCTACTTCGTTTAGCTTATGACAATACATACCCTGAGTTAAAGGATAAGACTTGCGAGATACGAATGTGCAATATCTTTGGACCACGACAAGATAAACGAAAAATACTACCAGCTATAAAAGAAAGCCTAGAGGGTAACTATTCAATTCCACTACACGATGAAGGTAAGGGATTTCGAGAATATCTTTACGTTAAGAACATCCCACCGATGATTGATTTAGTTCTTGAGAAAGGTGACAGAGTGTACAACGTAACTTTGAACGACGGATTCACAGTTAAAGACTTAATTGCAAAAGCAGAAGAAATAACGGGAAAGAAATGCGTTATCCACAAAGGTGAACGCCCAGGCATGGACTTAATATATCAGATGGATAATAATAGAATCATGGAGTTGGGATGGAAACCACTATATACTTTTGAAGAGGGGCTAAAAGACTATTTATGTTAAAACTATTTAAACCTTATATATCGGAACAGGCAAAGAAAAACGTGCTAAGGGTTTTAAACTCGTCACAAATTGCCGAGGGACCTGAGGTTAAAGCATTTGAACAGGAATTTGAAAAGAAATTCAATGTTAAAAATGCTGTAGCTCTTAACTCGGGAACATCAGCCCTTGAGTTAGCCTATGAACTAGCTGGAATTAAAAAGGGAGATGAAGTCATCGTGCCTGTACTAACGTGCACAGCTACAAACATTCCACTTGTTAGAAGAGGAGCGAAAATAGTATTCGCTGATGTAGATTATTCACTTAATATAAATATTGAGGATGTCAAAAAGAAAATCACAGACAAAACAAAAGCAATTGTCTTTGTTCACTTTGGGGGAAATAACAGAGGACTTGATGACTTGCTTGCAATATGCAGAAAGCGAAATATTATCCTTATCGAAGACGCAGCCCAAGCGGTTGGTTCGAGATTTTGGGGTAAATCTAACTATACAGCCGTCTCTTTACAAGCGATTAAAACACTTACCTCAGGAGATGGAGGTATCCTTCTTTGTGAAACTAAAGAAGACTACGAAAAAGCTAAAAGGCTTAGGTGGTTCGGCTATGACCGTGAAGAAAAGCAAAAGAAAGGCGACACGGACTTAACTGAAGCAGGGTATAAATTCCACATGAACGATATCTCAGCCGCCATTGGACGAGGTAATTTAAGGGTCATAGACAAGCTAATAAAGCACAGAGAGGAGATAGGTCAGATTTATAAGAAACATGGCTTAGAAGCGAATATATGGCTTGCAGGAGGCTTTACAGACCGCTATTCAGAGCTTAAAGAAGCCCTAAGAGTTGCTGGTTATGACATGGGTCAACATCACTTCCGAAATGACAAGTATACTTTATTTAAAAAGTTCAAGTCTCATTGTCCAATAATGGATGAAATTGATAATAAATACTTTTTCATTCCACTTCATCACGGCGTTACAAGAAGAGATGCACTTAAAATAGCAAAAATATGCAAAAATTACATATAGGCTGTGGAAAAGATTATAAAAAGGGTTGGATTAACCTAGACATTAGTAATGTTGGGGACATGCAATGCGATATTGAGGAGGGCGTGCCGTTCCAAGATAATGAAATTGATGAAATCCTAGCCAATAACGTACTCTGTCAGATTTTAAAACCAGATAGATTTGTGTTTGTTATGACGGAGCTTTGGAGGGTAACAAAACCAACGGGTAAAATAATAATTAGAGTTCCAAACGCATTAGATATCTGCTCATTCCAAGACCCAATGGACTGTAGACGATTCACAGACCAATCCTTTACCTACATGGAACACGGACATAGAAGATTTGAACAATATGGTCGTCATTATGGATTCAAACCATTCATTGTAGAATTATTAGAGGATAACGGAAGACAAATGACCTTCCAACTTAAACCATTTAAATGAAAAAATTAGCTGTAGTAGCCTCAGGGTGGCATTACCCCGCTTCATTTTATGAAGACATATTAAAACAAAAACTTCCTAAGGATTGGAAGATGGATTTATTCTGTGTATCTCATCGAGACCCAAGTTTTGCAATAGAAGAAAAGAAAAACAAAGTTTTTGAAGGTCCGAGAGCTTATTTGGATGAAAAATTATACAGTAGAATTATAACTAAAGATGAAATTGAAGCTTTAGGCTGGAACTACAAAGAATATCCTAATACTATTGGTGATTGGGGAAACTCAAATCAATGGCTAGATGACCACGATTACAAAGAATATGACATGTTCTTATTCACTCATGACGATAACTTAATCATCCACGACCAATGGTTTAATTCTGTACTAAGAGATTCTAAGGGCTGGGAAATATTATCTAATTCTGACGGTATGCCATCAGGATGGATACGAGGTTCGTGTGAGTTCTTTAAACGTTCTTTCTTGGAGAAGATAGGGGGAAAGTTTGACCTTTCTAAAACCACATTAACAAGAGAGGGAAAAACAACAACAACTGAAGATGTCCACGAACTTTATGATTGGAATACTACTGTTGAACCATTAATGAAGTTTATAGAAGATAATAAAATTATGGTTGGATATCTATCACCTTCTTATCGAGTCTCTATGTTCGTTATTGAAGGAGAACGGGGATATATATCAAATACTCATGGACAAAACACAGCCAAAGAAGATGCAGGGTTGGAATTTTTAAAGCAACATAAACTTATATGAAAATAGTAGTCTATACGTCTATAACAGGTGGTAAGGATGAACTTATTGACGACCAAGTAAAAGGGAATGCTGAGTTTTTCGCCTTTACGGAAAATGTAACAGGTAAAACATGGAATCATATCACCGCATATGACAAGTTCAAAGACCCGAGAAGAAACTCTAGGATTCAAAAGATAATGCCACACCAATACTTTGATTGTGATTATTCAATTTACATTGACGGGAACATTAAACTAAATGTTACACCCGAAACCTTGATTGAAAAGTATCTTAAAGATTTTGATATAGCAATGTATCAACACCCTAATCGAGATTGTCTTTACGAAGAAGCTAAAACTTGCATGAAAATGGGATTAGATGACCCAGAGACAATAATTGAACAGGCTAAAATGTATGAAGATAAGGGGTACGCAAAACACAAAGGTCTTTGTGAGTGTGGAATTATTATAAGAAGACATACACCAAAAGTTGAGAGATTCAACGAGGCTTGGTGGGCTGAATATACTCGACACTCGAGACGAGACCAGATATCTTGCATGTACGCAGCCGATAAGGTTGGAATGAGAATAAATAAGATACATGATTTCTTCATAAACGTAACGGAAACAAAAGCCGTCAAACAAAGCGGTGAATTAGAAATAGTAGTACATAAAAAAAATGGCTAAAATACTTGTAAACTTTGCAGACTATCTTTATAACGCTAAAAGAAAAAAAGAAAACACTTATGGTGGGATAGGGTATTATCGACAAATAAAAGTAATGGAGCAAATCAAAGACCATGATGTTACCGTTATCGGTAAAGAGATAACAAACTTTGGAGATTCTGTTCAAGAACAATGGGACAATATTTTTAAACAATATGATGTATTTTGGACCTCTTATTTTGCAGATGCTAAAGCTGGTGCGGCTATTTTTTACCATGCACAAAAACACAAGAAAAAAGTAATCATCGATGTAGATGATAACTACCTAGATGTGGAAAATTCTAATCCTGTTTACGATAAATTCAAGACAAAATCATGGGATAGAGCAGTGCTTTCTACAGTCCTATCATTTGCAGATGCTCTCACTGTTTCTACAGAGCCATTAAAAGAAAGATTGTTTGCCCACCTTAAATCCGTACATGGAATAGAAAAACCAATTTATGTTATTCCCAACATGAACGACATTAAAGATTGGGACATTAAACAAGGTTCTAAAATAAAGGATAGAATAACTATTGGCTATACAGGCTCTAGTTCTCACTCAGATGACCTAGCCCTTGTCCTACCAGCCATCAAGGAAATAATGGTTAAACATTCTAATGTGTATTTTGAGATATTGGGAATTATGGGCATGGATGAATTTAAAAAACTATTAAGAAAGTTTAAGTTCACTGAAGAAATGGCTCAAAGAATTGCTATTGTTGGAGCAACAGAAACATTTAAAGAATACCCAGAGAAGCTTGCCAATTTACCATGGGATATTGGAATTGCTCCACTTGTAGATACACCCTTCACACGATGTAAATCACACATTAAATGGATGGAATATTCTATGTTTAAAATTCCTGTCATCGCCTCACGAGTGTACCCATATTTTATGGAGCTAAAAGGAAGAGAGATAATTCAAGACGGAGAAACTGGGTTACTTGTTAAGAATGACGGGTGGTTTAAAGCTTTAGATAAATTAATAACTGACGAGAATCTAAGAAAAACTCTAGGGGAAAATGCCTATAATTTTATCAAAGAAAATTGGCAGTATAAAAACGGAGATATAAATGAAACAGTCAACGAAATGCTAAGTGTCAAGCCTTAGATTAATTTCTTATTGAAATATAACGATAAAACATATCTAGTGTCCGCATAAATATATTTTTTATGAAAGTATTCATAATATACTTATGCAATATACTGACATACAAACTGAATCAAGAAGAATTGTTAAGGCTAACTCTGTGTCATTTTCTGTTAGTGATATAACTACAAGCTCTAATCGAGCACTTGAAAGAGTTACAGGATTAATAAGACAAGCTCAGGGACGCTGGCAATGGGATGATTCTAATAATCCAGATTACGCTATTGCAACGACATTGCTTGTTGCCGACCAACAAGACTATGAACTTGACCCAACTCACTATCAAATAGAAAGAGTTGAGGTAAAAGACCAAGACGGAAACTGGTCTAAGCTTGAATCAATCGACCAAGCTGACCTTTACAATACCTCCCTAACAGATTTTCTTAAAACAGCAGGTTCTCCTCAGTATTACGACAAGGTTGGAAACTCTATTTTCCTATACCCTAAACCTAATTACGGACAAACAGCCTCGCTAAAAGTGTTCTATGAAAGAGGTCCTGATTATTTTGAAACGACTGATACAACAAAACAGCCTGGATTCAATCCACTTTTCCACAGTTTAATCCCCCTCTGGAACGCCTATGATTATGCCTTTATAAATGCACTTCCAATATTAGGTTCAATATCAGAAAGAATCTCACTAATGGAAGACGATTTAAAGGCTTACTACTCACTAAGAGACAAGGACGAACATTTAAGATTATCAACAAGAAGAATTAATTATAGATAACATGCACGATACATTAAAATTAAAAGGAACATATCACTTCCAAATAAGAGGAATTGATGGAAATATAAGAGATGAATGGAATGTCGATAACTTAGTAACAACAGTTGGTAAGGCACAGTTGGCTCTATTGGCTGGCGATGCTTCTGCTACACCATTTACTTACATAGCTGTGGGGACTTCAAATACAGCTCCAGCAATAGGTCAAACAGCACTAGGAGCCGAAACAACAACTAACGGATTACAAAGAGCTTCTGCGACTGCCTCAAGAACAACAACAACTGTAACAAATGACACACTAAGTCTAACTAAAACATTCACAGCTTCAGGAACAGTTGCAGTAGAAGAAATTGGAATATTTAATGCCTCATCTTCTGGAACAATGCTATCAAGAGCATTAACTAGCACAAAAACTGTTGTGAACGGTGAAACTCTAGCCTGCACTTATACATTAGCCTTCTCTTAATATGACTGTTGCAATAGCGTCATCAAATAACAGTGGTTGGACATCAACTACTTCAACGTCAGTAACAAAACCAACAGGACTAGCTGTCGGTGATTTGATGATTGGCTATGTTGCCTCAAACGGAAACTCGGTTGGATACCCATCTGGATTTTCAGAACTTCAAACATTTACAAACACGGTTGGTTCAGCCCTTTCAACATTTCTTTGTTATAAATATGCAGATTCTTCAGATGTTGCCGCTTCAACATTTTCTTTCAATATAAACACACCAGGAACAGCAAATAACTTCTGTGCATTACTTAGAGTAACGGGTGGAGTTTCTATAATCAGCTTGTTTGAAAAAACTTCTGGAACAACAACAAACACCGCAACACCTTCGTTAACTGGAGTTACACCAAACTCAAGAGGTAATAGCTTACTTCTACAATTTTGGCATGGTGGAAGTAATGTTAATTCAATTTCTACATATGCAATAGCTACATCAAACCCGTCATGGTCAGAACTATATGACGTTGCAAGTGGTGGACTATGTGCAAGTATGGCTTACGCAACTAGACCAGAAGTAACAGCAACAGGAAATTTCTCTTGTGCTGGTGGAGACGCTTCAAGTGATTGGGGGGCATTTTTAATTGCCATTCCACCAATTTACGAAGTTAATATTTCTGAAACAACAACACTAACAGAAACAGATAACCAAAATATTAGTTTATCGATAGCTGAAACTACAACCCTAACTGAAGATTATGATGTTGATGATTCAATAATGTGGACTAATGAAAATAAAAATAGCAACACTTGGGTAAACTTAGACAAATAATATGAATCCAAAAATTGAAAAACAGAA